CTGCTGCAATCTGATTCGGGTCGGGAATCACGCATTGCGCGACCTCAAGAGCGTATTGCCGTTCCTTGTCGAGCAGGGCCAGCCCCGCTTGAACGGACGAGCCGCCAAGCTCCAAATACTTCGCATCGCCTTGTTCACCGACGTTGAGGGCGTTGTCGCTTCCCTTGGATACGCCCTTGGCCATCATGACCTGCGCTTCTTGCGAGAGGCGAAGCACGAGCGTCGGGTCGAGGTTTCGCAGCGTGCCGGTCGACAGGACGCTGTTGATCAAATCGACCGTGTTCATCTGCTCGTAGAGGCCCTCATAATCGGACTCCCCGTCATAACCCCCGTCGTCGTTGTCATTGGGGAGATTCTCGATCCATTCGAAATGCGCAAACCCGTCGTCGTGAACAATCGTTTGCGCGTCATCAATCACCCATTCCAGGACTGACCCGTCATCGCCCATCGGCACCTCGACGAACACGACGTCTGCGGTGGGTGTCCAGTCGCGCCGATACCAATGCGGGACGCGCTCAATCTTCTTCGTCTTCGCGCTCCAAATCTCACGGTAGACAAGACGCAGTTCGCTGACGTGCGCGATGATCCCTTCGTCCCGGTCAACCCATTCGTGCACGTAGATGTTCTCAGCGGCATGGACGCGCACGCTCGGCTTGCCCTGGTAAAACCGCCACGACAGAGCAGCGCTCCCGCACGAGCCGCCACGGTTACGCGCACGAATCATCGCGCTCGGTAGCTCGCTCGCGTCAATAAGCGCAGCCGCAAAGTCTTCCGCATCAGGATCCCCCGAGCATCGAATCTTGGGGAACCGACCTTCGCCGAAAATGAAGTTGGTAAACGTCTGCGTGATGAGCCGCGCCAAACGATAGGGGTTGTTCGGCCTGCGTTGATCGAGCGGGACGTAGAAGGGGGGCGGCGAGGAAGAAAGCAGGGGCGGCTGCTGTGAGAATTGCCCCGCGCGAACAGTGCGCCCCTGCATGTCGAAGAGCTTATGGTCGTGTTGGGTGCACCGATAGAAGCGCGAGCGGAAGTCGAGCTGACGATGCCGGTCGCTGTCGACGAGCGATTGCGGTCGGAACGACGAGCCGAACGTAGTCGCATCCACGCCAAACGATGAGACGGCGTAGATGGTGCCATTTGCACCGCGAAGCGTGGGCTGCACGGGCAGCGGATAGCCGGGGATGTTTTGTCCGTCGTTCCGAAAGAGACCCATGCCTCTTCGTTTACCGCATCTCGCCCTGATTGCGGCGAGCTTCGATGCTCCCCTCTAACGGTTCGTCCTTCACCGAAGAGAGAGACGGGGATGGGCTTGGTCGTGCGAGCATCTCTGTCGCGGTTTGCGTTACGCGCACCACGGGGGTTTGCGCGACGTGCGCTTGGTCAATGGTTGGCTCTTCTTCGTGTGGTTTGCGCTCTCCCTCGCGACGCAACACGAAGAACATCACCAAGTCCCAGACCAACCCAGTAACGAACCGCATCATTCTTCGGCTCGGCTTTGAGAGAGCGCGACCCAACGGATGCGGAGGTTGTCGCTCACGGCTTGGATTGCAAGCGGACAGAGCCCATCTTGCCCTGTCCGAAGCATGAGCTTGCCGCGCAGAAACCAACCCCCCTTTTCATCGGGCTCGCCAATCTGCGTTAGGTCCACAGGCCTGCCAATCGCCGAGAGAGCGCCGACCATGGGGATCACTGGATCGCCGGCTGTGACAATCGAGAAGCTACCGCGCAGCCCCCGCTCTTTATCGACTCTTTCAAGGCGAGCAACCCAATGCAGGTAGGGCACATCCGACGACGCATGCAGCGCCATCAGGCAGCCCCTTTGCGGGCGCATCTCGGTGAAGTGCACACCGAACCCCCAAGCGCGCATAAAGTACCCGCCTAGCGCGCTGGCGTTGTACATCTTCGCGTCACACGGGAGCGTGATGATCCGCTTGTGCGCTTCTTCCGCGTGAAGGGCTTGGTTGGCACGAACGAGCGCGCCAACCCTCTCCAGCCCTGTCCCATCCCAAACGATAACCCGTTCTTGATTTTCCATCCCGACGACCCTCGCATCTGCCTTTCGGATCGATCCGAAAGGCAGATGCGAGGCAAGGTATCCCATCAGGGACCAAGCTCCCAACCGATAACGCGCGCTTTCCGTGACGTGATCGTGTACGTCGCGGAACCACCAAACCCGTGATCCCATTGGACCTTGAAACTACGTGCTCCCGCGTAGGTCTGGTCGATCACGAGCGGGACGCGCATTGCGAATTCAATTGAAAGGGTCCCTGTCACATCTGTCGCGAAGGATCGATTGGGGCCGCCCGCCGATGCGAGCTTTGCTGCGTTTGCATAGATGCCATCGGGGCCGCCCACGTAGACGCCGCTTGAATACGTGATGATTCCTGAGTTCGTCACGTTGAAGTCAAACGTGAACTCCATGTAGACCGCGCGCGCATTGCCTGCATTCGTCACGTTATCGAGCAATGTCCATTGCGACCAAATCGTCCCGTTAATCGAGGTCGCGTTGTTCGACGAGCCGGGATCATCGACGAAGTGGCAAACCCGCCCGTCCGCGTGCACCCCGTACGGTCCACCGACCGGCCCTTGAAGCCCGGCGAGAGCAACGACCGCATCTTGCGTGGGTGTGTCGAGTAAGCCCGTCCACGCAGGCGTTTGCGCAACGGCTGTCATGGGTCGACCGTCATAACGGGGCAACCATCGAGCAACAACGGGAATCCCTCGCAGCCCTCGCGGCTCGCGAATCCCCGCGCTCGCAGGGCAATACTGCGCCCACCTTGGCAGCCCAAACGGAAAGACAAGGTAGAGATACCAAGGCTCGTTTGCAGAAGACAACCCGGCTGCCCATAGCGATGTATCGGCCACGTTGATCCATTCGTTGCCCGATGTCCCGGGTGCGAAGATGCGACCTCCTACGCGATAGGCACCAAGCGAGAGGTCGACCATCCCCTTGACCCGCACCTCGCCCGGCACGGTAACCACATCACTGAACACGTTCTGCCGATGTACGTAGTTCAAGCTCGGGTACGCGTTGAACGGCTGCTGCACCCGTTCGTGCGCGAGAGGACGCACGTCCCAAAGTGTCACGTCATTCCACGTCGTTGCAGCAGCAGGCACGGCACAGACGGCAAGGGGTAACCATCCCGCGCTGACACCTGGGAATCCCGCGCCCGGTGTACCCGTGCGAATTCGGTAGGTGAGACGACCCGCCTTTACCTTGTCGACGAGCGTGGGGGAGAAAAGCCCAGTGAGCGGATCGAACACGTCACGGTTGTCCGTCTCGAGAACCGTCTCGACGCGTTGACATTCGATCACGTCAATGCGGATCGCGCCTCCGCTTCCAGGCGTGAGCGTTAAAGCGCCCGCTGTTTGCACGCCCGGATCGACAACGAAGGCGAGGCGCGAATCGTCAGCCAAGGGCGTTGCTTGATCAACGATGCAGATCGTCCCGCCTTCGATGAACAGGTTTGTCGTGCCCACTTCGGGGCGAGGGCGGATGCCGGCAAGAATGGTCGCGTGAAGAGGGTTCTCGCTACCCGTGCTGAAGACCTCGACCCCGCCGGCCTGAACATCAAGCTCGAAGCTCGCGTCCGTCATGCATCGAAGGATCTCCGCGAGCGATTGGTCGTGCACCGCCTGCTCTCGGTTGTGGTCGCCCGAGAGCACTCTCTCTCGGGTGTTATGGACGATGTTTTTGCCGCCTACGCCGGAAGGTGCCATGTCTTCCGGCGTAGCAGGGGGGTAGGGACAGGTTCAAGCCTAACCCGCGCGCAAGGCACGATGCTGCGCCGTGAGCGCCGTGCCGATGAGCGCGAGAGCGATAGGGAATCTCTCGGGTCTGCATGTCTTGCGCAGCGTCACGGTTGAGCCCAAAACAAGCGCGCTCATCTCGTTGACGAGAGCGCTGTAGACCGCGATCTCTTCTTGCTCGAGGGGAAGCAGGTACGTCCGGGCGTCGTCGGTGACGATGAAGGAATTCCCATCGGCAAAGGAGAGCACCGCGCACGCGAGCGGAATTGCGTCGCCCTTCTCGTCGAGATGATTACTTGGGTACGTGCCTGGCTCCCAATACCGCGACACGATCCCGACGATTCCAAGCTGGGTGTGGAGCACGACGGCCTGCTTCGTTGCGAGGGATTGCGCCCATTCATTTGCGTGCATAGACCGCCCCTTCCTGACTTTGCTTGTGCAGATTTGCCACGTGGTCACGTTCGGCTTGGGCTGCAACGTCGAGCATGAAGAGCGACCCGAGCAGCACGTAAAACTCTGCATCGAGCGACCACAATCGTTTCCCGTAAACAGTGCGCCAACGGTAGTAGCGGAATTCATTCGGCACGGCTGTCCTCTTTCTCACTTCTGCCTTTCGGATCGATCCGAAAGGGGGATGCGTCCATCATCGCGCGGCGATGCCGGCGGCGATGCTTCCGTTCCCACGTTCTCCATCAAAGGCACCAAGCGCCCTTGCTTGCGCCCGGCCCAACCAGCTTGCCATCAAGAGATCGCCCGTGTGCGCCGGGGGCGGCTGGTAATAGAGGCACTCGTCGATCCAACGCCTTACCGCATCAGGGACGCGTCTTGTCGCTGGGTCGCATGGGATGATCCACGCGCCCCCTTCCAGCTCGATGAAGAGCCCTTCAACGCCGATGATCCGCTGCGTCTTGTTCTTCCCTGTCGTGTGCGCACGGACGGGAATTGATGCGTCGATATCGAGCACCCATTGCCGCAAGAAGTCTTGCGCCGCGTTCGTCTCAACCCGCACGAAACTTTGATATCGGCGCACCTTGTCGACGATCTTGTCCACAACCGAGCGGCCTGCAAACCGCCCATATTCGACATCGAGGATCTTGCGCGCGTTGCGGATTTGCCGCTGTCCCTTCTCAGTCGGGATCGTGATGGACGGGATAATCTCGAACGTGAAGAGTGCCGTGTAATCGTGCTTCTCGTCCTCCCCAATCGCGAGGTCGACACCCGTGACGGTGAAGTTTGATCCCCGGTATTCGCTGACGAAGCTATGATGTCCAAGCGCAATCGCTTGATCCTTGCAGCGCTCGATCCATTCGATCTTGCACTTCGCGCTCGCATCATCGCGACATAGGCAGCGGTAGAGCTGATTGTACGTTTGGGGCTCGTTGACGTACGTGACATCGCGTAGCTCTTCGATTGCCTCGATTGGAAACTTCTCGGGCCAAAGAGGAATCTCCCCATCGATATCGAAGCGGAAGAGATCGCGTCGTTCGCCACGTTGGAACGCATCCGCCTCTTGCTCGTTTGCTCGGACGATCTCGCCGTCCTTCAATCGACGGCAAAGGGGAGCGCCGTAATCCTCGCTGTCATGCGCGGTGAGACGTAGGTTCTCGTTGCGCGGGTCGCGGCTGCGAGGGTCGCTTCGTAAATCGTCGGTATCCCAATCGTCCGCGTTTGCGATCGTGATGTCCCCTTCGATGCTCATTGTGAGCGTCGGCCAACCTGCCTTCTCTAACGCATAGGTGAGATCGCTGGGATGCCAAGGGGTGTTGGTCACGACAATGCGGCTGTGCTCGATGTCTTTGCGGGAAAGCACCTTGCTAAAGAACAGACGGTTCACCTTTTGCCGCGCCGCGGGGGTGCTCGTGTTTTCCTCGTTCAAGACGTCGTCGACGAGAATCCAGGACAAGCGCGCACCCTGAAGAGCGCCGTCAATACCGATGGCAGCAAGGCTCGCGTCACGAATGCCCGGGGGTCGATCCACGACAAGGCGCGTCTCTGTCCATTTGTCCTTTTGTCGAGGGGAAGGGCGTAACTCAGGGAAGACAAGATGCAGCTCGGGATAGGCCCTGTGCTCGTCCTCGAGGTAGTCCTGCACCATCGAGAACGGCTTGGACGCCTGCTCTTGCGAGGCGCTGATCATACCCCCGCGTTCGGTGACATCGAGCCCGAGAAGCCAAAGCGTCAGCCCCGCCATGCAGAACGTTTTGCTCGAACCTGCGGGCATGCGAATGACGCACCGGGGGAACGCGTTCACGAAGGCGAAGAGCACGCGTTGATGCGCCGCAATCGTGATGCGCGCTTGTGTCTTTTCCTCACGCAAAGCGAATTCGAAGAAGGTGGCGGGGTCGCGCCGTGCCCGCTCTGCTCGCGTAAGGATGGCCCTTAAAAGAGCCCGGTCGTAGGAGCTAGGCCCTTGCTCCTCCTCCGCTTGATCGGGCTCGTCTTCGGGTTCAAGGATGGCTTCTTCGGGCTCGGTCTTCTTGGACTTGGCCTTCGCCTTGGGTGTGGTCTTGACCTTAGGCTTGGATGCAGGCGCGATCTTAGGAGCAAGCTCGGGGGCGGGAGCATCAAGGGGCGCGAAGAGCACGCCTACGGGCAGCTCGTTCGTGCTCGGTGCATCAAGGGGAAGAAGCGTGCGAGGCATGCCCTAGGCACGCTGCCCTTGTCCTAGGGCATGGGTCAAGCTCTCCTTTCGGATCGATCCGAAAGGAAGAACGACGCGGAGAGGGGCCGCGTAGGGAGGGCTCCACGACCCCTCTCCGCTCGCCATGCCCGGAGGGGTCGTCGAGGCTGCCGAGCGAAGACAGCGTCTCTTACTTATTCGGGGAGGGTCAACGGGGCAGGATGTCCGTTGCTCTAGGGGATGTCTTCTTCTTCAAAGAGCATGATGATCGTGTAGCCGACATCGCCCTCTGGAACCTCAATCGACATGCATTCGCCGGGTCGAATCACGAGTGCGTGATCCTCGGGTAGGTACTTCGCGGGGATGCGCTCCATGTCGTCGCCGGCATCACTTGCATCAAGAGATACCGTGTCGAGCCACGTCACAGTCCCGCCAAACGTCAACCCTGTCCCAGGTGTGCCGACATAAACCTTGCACGTTGCCGCTGGCGAGTTCGAGTCCATCGCGTAAAGCGTTTGCTCGGTTGGCGCATCTTCACCCGTGCCATGCGTGGGCAACGCATTACGACGGCGAATATGCCAAACGGTGAAGTTTTGATCCGCAACCACAGACAGCGGAATGTAAACCCGTGCGAGTCTGGTCGACGCAATCGGGTTCTCTAGGACGATCTGCTCGGTTGTGCCAGCAGCAGAGCCGGTAACGGGAAAGTTTGTCTTGTATATGTCAGGCATTCTCTCACTCCTGCGCGAAGGTTAAGCCGACATCAAACGTGCCGGCCGCAACGGTATTGCAAAGAATCTGAAACCCTTCTCCGACGCGAGCAACAAGTGGGCGGGTGCGCGGATCGAAGAAGAAGTTGGGGAACGTGTTTTCTAGCGATGCTTGGAATCCTTCCGTTTCAAGCGACCCAATTGCATATTCGTCAGTCGCGAGCAGCCACTTTCGCAGCGGGTTTGCTTCGCTTGTGACGGGCGTCGCTCCCGTTCGTACGGTGATTCCCGTGCCCAATGTGTCGAGCGTATCGTACTTGGTCACAAGGTTCGTGATCTCTGTTCCGCCGGCATGCGCTGTAATTCGTCGAAGCTGAATATCTGCAAGCGTGCCCGTGACGTTGGCTGTCTGGACGTTCATGATCTGCACGTCAAGAAGTCGCAGCTTTGTCGCGCTTCCGCCGCCTGCAAACATAACCGAGATCAACGCCTTGCCGTTTGCGAGCGCTGTCGCGAGTGCAATCACATTGAAGGTTGCGAAGTTTTGGTAAACGACCGGAACGGGATTCTCGTTCGATACTGGATTTGACGCGACTCGAAGATTCGCACTTACAACCTGCGTTCCGTTGGTCTGGTTCGCCTTGATGTCGGTGAGAAGCGGCTCGACGTTATCGGTGTACGTCTCGATAACCTCTGAACTCGCAAGCAACGAATCGAGCGTGAGAGAGCTGTCACTCGTCGCGGC